GCATTCGTGATCGTTTCGTTCGTCCCAGCCGCAGGGGCGTTCGGGATGTAGAGCGTGGCGGCATCGGTCGTGACTACGCTTGTGTTCGTGGCGGCGAGCGTCGGGCGCTGGATCGTGAACCCCGCATAGGTGCTCGCCGTGCCAGAGTTGGCGGTCGCGTTGTCGGTGAACGTCTGCGCCGTGAAATTAGCAATCGAGCCGGTGGTTCCAGGCGTACCCGTCTTCGCGCCAACGACGTAGGAAAGGCCGGTTGCGGTGCTGGAGGTGAGCGTGCTCACCCCGGCCGCATCGACGGTCAGCGCAAACCCATCCAGATCAATCGCCCCCGTGAGAGGCGAGATGAGGCTGTAAGCGTTGTTGAGGATGTTGTTGATCTCCCCATTGAGATCGCTCGCGGTGAGCACCTCTCCGGCGATCCAGACCTTGATTCTTGACAGGGCCACTAGTCGTTCTCCGTAGAAATTGATCCGCCCTTGATTCCGGCGCTAATCGAATGCAATTCCATGTCCTCGTCCATACCGCCTTGCAAGACCTGATACTGGATCGAGCGGAATTCCCCGCCCTCCTCCAGGTCCATGTAGCGATCCACGTATTGCGCGCCCGCGAGGGTCGAGGTGCCCAGAGTGAAGGGGTTCACCGAGGATGGGCCGAGCACATCGCCGCCTCCTTGCGTGACGGTCGCGGTCTGCTGCGCGTTATCGTCACGCTGCCAGCCGAAGGTCACGTTGTAATTTCCGGTCGGAGCGATTCCCACGGTGGCGATGCTGATCGTTTTCTTGATGATCGGCTGGCCGTAGTTGAGATAGGGCGTCGTTACCTTCGCCGTATAGGCGGTCGCGCTGCCATCGAGTGAGCGCGCAGGGATGTTCAGGCGCTTCATGAAGCCGTCGTTGCCCCCGCCAAGCACGCGGCGCAGTCCGCTCGTATCGACGAAGAGACCGATCGAGGCGAAGGCGTACGCCGGGATTTGCGACCACCTGACCCCGCCTTGCTGAATCGTCCGATAGTCCATCGCGAGCGTGATGTTGTTCGTGGTCGAAGCGTCTACCGACATCGAGAAATAGACGCGCCCCTCGGCGGGGCTGTTCGTCGCCCAGATGTTGCGAAGCCGCGCATAGGAAAGGTGCTGCGTGATCCACTTGTGAATCGGGCGCGAGAGGGCCACCTCGAAGAAGTCCCCGAAGCTCGCGGTCGCTGAGAGGCTGTGAACCGTTCCGAATTGACTCACGAAGCCCAGTTCGTCTCCGTAGCGAAAGATCGCGTTTTGCCAGCAGGCGCCGAGGCCCGAGCAAAAGTTCTTGCGCGCGAAGCCATCTGAGCCAGTGGGCGAGCTGCCGGTGATGCGGTGGATCGAGCCCTTGTTCGGTCCCTTGAAGACGATCAGCTCGTCCTTGTGCGAGGCGATCCCGGTAATCATGTCGCCGTCGTTGGGGTCGATGTCGATCGAGCCCGAGCCAACCCCGATCCAGTCCTCGGGGTTCACGTTCGTCGAGTAGTAAAGCTTCGAGGGGTTGGTGAAGTCCCCCGCCGCCCAGGCGCGGTTCTTGTGCGCGCAGCCAAAGGAGAAGCGCGGCGGCGTCCCGGCGAGCGCCTGCGCGGTCGTCTGGTCCCAGGACTTCGGCGTATCGACGATCGAGTCGCTTGCAATTATCAGGAGGTCATCGAAGGTGAAGTACGAGGGCACGGCGCCCGAGGTGAGACCGGAAAAGAGCGTGGTCGTGAAAATGCCATCGTCGGTGTCAGCGAGGACTTTCGTGCCCACATGCACGACACGACGGCGCGTCGGGTTCGCGGCAACGCCCTGGCGCCAGTAGTCGTAGAGGCCGTTCACGGCGGCGCCCGCTTCCATGACGGAGGAATTCACGTGCGAGGTGCCGCCGATCTTGTGCGGCCCGCCGTCCAGCTCGAAGACCACGTTCTCCGCGTCCACGAGGAAGGGGAGCCGCACGGCACCCGAGGCATCCGGGGCGACATCAACGCTGGGGCCAAAATCACTCGCCCATCCGCCCGCGAAGGTGTGGCGCAGCGTGAGGGTGTTGGAGGCCATTAGGAGACCACCGCCCGATCCGTCACCCGGCGCCAGTTCGTGCCATCGGAGAACGCGAGCACCGCGCCGCCCGCCTCATTCGAGACGTAGATCACCCCACGCGCGTAGGTCACCGCCGAGGGCTTATTCGCGACGGTGTAGCTTGGCGCCTGGAAGATCATGGTCGAGGTCGTGGTGACATCCAGGCCGAACGCCTCGGCGATAGTGAGCCATGCGATCGAGCGGGCCTCGGCGAAGTTCATGCGGCCCGCCTCCACTGGGCGTACATCTGGGCCATCTCCCGAAGCTCGGATTTTTCCTGCCTCGCCGCGCGCCACACGTGCATGTTCACCGGCTGGGCCGGGGGCGCCGAGCCGTACATCACGCCGCCGCTAATCACGAAATCGACAGCGGGCGGGCGCGGCGGCGCAAAGCCGAGCGAAGGATCGGCGGCGGGCGACTCGACCGCGACGGCAAGCCCCGTGTTGAAGATGGCCTCGTTGAAGATGGAGGCATTGAAAATTCCGCTCATAGCGTAATAATCTCGCCGTCAATTGTCGGGGTGACGTACCAGTTGACCTGCTTCACCGGGTCGCCTATGAAACTGATCTGGATGCCGCTGTTGTCCGTGATCTTGGCAACGGCAATGTCCCACGACACTCCTGTAGGCGGGATGTCAGGCGGGCTTTCAGCCCCAACAACAGTTAGGACGCCACCGAATTTTTTGATCACTGCCGCGCGCCTGAACCTCTTCGCGGTGCCATCAACGGGGGCGTACGCTCGTACCTCGAGCTGGATGGTTCCGATCGCTGCGACTCCAGGTAGGAGGGCTACCCACCCGAGTATGGGCGTCGCGTTGAAGGTTTGGAATGTTGGGTTTTGTACCCGCAGTTCGGTATCTGTGCCGGTAGCCATTAGGGGACCTCGAATTCGACGCGAGTGATATCAAGCTTCTTGGAGGCTGCAGCCGTGTTGCGAACCCCCCAGGTGATGTAGGACTGCACTGACCCCGGGACATTGGTGTCTATGTCCGTGATGGCTTGGTCCTGAACACTGAACCTCCAGGCGTTTCCTAGATTGATCATCGCCAACGCCACGAAGTTGCTCGTGTCCAAAGTAATGCCGGAATCGACTCGCGTCTGCACGCCGCCAGAACGGCAAACGTAGAACCACGTTGAGTCCGCCGTAGTTTTCTCTATGTACACTCCATCCGCTGGCGGATCAGCAATCGGGTCTCCAATTTGACCGATTCTGATCATCGTGTTTGCGTCGTTGTTGGACGGGCGAACGACGAAAGTTTTATACCTTACATCTGCTATTCGAGTAGTTGTCCCTCCTTGGTGGACTATTGCGTAGGTTCCACCAACAGCAGTTGTATCAGTGCGATAGATTCCAATCGTACCGGGTTCGGAAGCCATAGGAGTACCTGAACCGCTAACTAGGGTCCAATCCAAGTCTCCAACTCTTCCCGATCTGGCAAAGATAAATTCATCAACGATCACGGTCACGGTTACCTCATTTCAAATTGAACATTGCCGGACATCGCATAGACGATCGTCGCGGTGATGGTTTTCACGCGAAGCGCGAGTCCCTCGCCCGCGCGCAACTTGATCGGCCCTTCGTTGTTATCGAAATCAAAAATCTTTTCCAAGATGCTGCCGATCGGATTTGCAAGCACAAACCCGCCGAGCGATTGGCCGAAGGTCACGCTGGTCGTGGTCAGCGCAGCGTTAGAAAATCTGAAGTCGCCGCCCGTCGTATCTGAGGCGATTTCGGGATTTGAGACCCCCGTGTCTTTACGGCCCATGTTGGCGGTCGTTACGGCGGTGCCGCCGCTCATAGCCGCCGCAGACGTGCGCACAAGCTCGTAGGCCCACTCCGTGCCAGTACCAGCGGTCGTCACCATCCAGGTCAAGCGAATCTTCCGCACGAGCCCGACCCTGGTCGAAGTCGTTGCGTTTCGCATATTGAAGATGGAAGACCCGTTCGCGGGAGCGCCCGCCGCGAACACACCGAAATCCAGGCGTTGAATGTAGCCATCGGCCCCCGGCGTCATGATCGTTCCGTCC